GGATGGACCTTTTCATGGTCCGTGGTCTATGATAAAAGTAAAACGGCACGGAATTATCTACAAGAAACGAAATCCTATCGCACAAGAGGTGCGGACGGAGAAGTATAAATCGCAGGTCATACCCGATAAGCACAAGGAAGTAAAGGAGAAGGACGAATGGAAGGAAATGATCAACTACCTGAAGAGCCTAAGCTAAAGTACCCTTTGGTCCTTGTTTCGTGGTTCGATGCGAAAGACGGAGGATCCGGGTGGCACTCGATAGAGGACGTCCAGAAGGAGAAATTGGCGGTCTGCTATTCGGTGGGGTGGCTCGTCCTTAAGAACGACGATAGGACCGTTGTAATGGGAGATTATTCCAATGAAGAAAATGCGCATGACGGTGGTCGTCATATCGCGATACCATCTGGGTGGGTGAAATCAATCATCTATCTCAAACATGATTACAAGGAGAATGCATGAGTAATAACCCTAAAGACAGCGGAGCATCCGCGTATACACCCATACGAACAAGAGCAAATGTAGGAGTAAGCAAAATAATTTCAGGGCCTACTGAGGACGAATTAAAAACTGATTATTCCTTATCAAACTCAAGACATCAACCGCAATACACAAAACCGCAATTCAAGAAAAGGAGAGACAAGCATGGAAATGTCAAGATTATTAGAGTCCGTTAAGAAGCACGAAGGGTACAGAAACAAGGTGTACCTCGATTCATTAGGCAAAAGAACCGTGGGCGTAGGCCACCTCTGCGTGGAGGACCATTGGGAGGATAATAAGGAATATGAGGAGAAATTCCTCATGAAAATCCTGAAAGACGATTTAAAAAGCGCCATAAAGAGCGCTGAGGAGCTTTGTAGCGACTGCCCGGACCTGGATGACCTGGCAAAAGAGACTATTATCGAGATGGTGTTTCAGTTGGGAAAAACCGGTGTATCGAAGTTTAAGAACATGTGGAAGGCTTTAAAACAGAGTCCGCCCCAGTATGATGTGGCCGCGACGGAAATGCTTGATTCCAGATGGGCCAAGCAAACACCAAACAGGGCCAAGGAGATGAGCGATCACATGCGGAGCTTGGCATGACACTCAAGAAGCTTGAGGAAGAACTGAAGAAGCTAAAGGAGAGAATCAAGAAGCTCGAGAAAAAACTTAAGGAGCAGGAAAGAGAATATGACTTCGATAAGTGGGAAGGGACGGATCCGGACTAATGATTATTATAGGACTATTAATTATTAATATAGCTATTTTATTATTTATTGTTTTTATGCTCAATATACAAGGCCAACAGATTAGAGATCTGTTGGATGGAAAAAAATAATGGACCCAATTGTAACAATATTTGTTGTGTTATGGCTCGTGGGAGCTTTGTCGGGATGAAACCGAAAGTAATTCACACAAAAACATTCTCCTGCGCCGACGATCATCCGATTGTGTGGTACACCTTTGATGAGAATAACAAGGCGATGTGTGAGTACTGTTCCGCGAAATTCGTGTATGAGCCAAAAGATTTTCATACCAAGATGTTAGAGGAAAAAAAGCTGTTGGATATGTCAATGAAAGAATCCATTCGGCAGAAGGAGGAAAGGACTCACTCCGAAGAGATGCAGGACAAGATTGAACCTATTGATGATTCTTATGTCAATAAAATTTTGAAAGGTAGTGGGTAATGAGTAAATGCAGATGTGGAAGGTCACCAACAGGACTGTGTGTCGGATGGCACGCCTTAAAGAAAGAGGACTACGAACAGAAGAAAAAGAAGTATGAGGAATTATCAGAGGAAGAGAAGAAAATTGCTTTTCACGTAAGGGCGATAGACGGGATAGGAGAATGACAAAAAGACAAGCTAAACTTTTAGAATTCATAAGGGAATATTACAACAAGAATGGCTACTCACCGTCCTATGATGAAATGAGAGAGCCTATGGGTCTGGCTTCCAAGTCCATGGTCCATAGTTTTATCACCTCGCTGGAGAAACATGGCAAGATTAAGAGGGTAAGACACTCAGCCAGGTCGGTTGAACCACTTTAATAACTCCCAGAAATAAAAGATCTTGATCCCATGTCCGTTTTAGGTATATAACGGCAAGTTCACCCCAAATCACAAAAAAAGGAGATTATAATGACCGAAAGGGATATGGAAAAAATGCTTTGCTACCTGGCAGACAGGGTAGAACGACTAGAGAAAGAACGCTGTAAATGTAACGACGGCAATGATGCAAAAACATTAGAAGATATGGCGAAAAAGCCTCCCGAGAGTCTTTATAATCAGAAATTTGTAACAAATTACGACGAGGACGAGGAATGCATTTCTTGCTCGGCCTAATAGAAAAATATAGCGGTCAGCTCAATGCGTGGGCGTGGAGAAAACGATGGGATAAGAGACGTAAAAGATTATTTACGTCTAATCTTCATTCCTAATCGAATACGACGTCTATTTCTTCGTTTTTTTGACCCGACTTTTCGTCGGCCTTTGTGGTTCTTCCTCTTGAGGTCTGCTCGGCTCATCTATTTTTAGCTGTTTAAATATGTCATGCATGATCTGTTCATATGTATCATTGCGTGGTTTAAAATCATCTTGTATCAGTTTATGAAGAATAACGTATAAGATCGTTCTAGGATGGTCCAAGTCCATTCCCACCGATCCCATTCGTAACTTATCATCATCCCCCTTGTTGCGGTGAATGAGTTCTTCGGTGTATTCCCTTATTCTTCGGGAAACGTGCTCGCTCATCTCTCGCATGGCGACTTTGAAATTTCTCTTTTGCATGTTCCTCGTCTATTTGTACAAGGCTACGCCAATAATCGCGCTCCTTGAGGGTTAAATCATTCCAGTGATATGTCTTGAAATCAATGTCATACTTGTACCGGTAGTTTCGTGCTTTTTTATCATACTTTGTTCTTTCTGGATATTCCGGATGCTCATTATACATCTATCCCCTTAACTGGCTCTTTTGTGCTGAAGTGCACGTTGAATGCCATTGAACGTCTTTCCCCTTCACAACGGAAAGGATAAACTTGATGAGCCAACCAGCTTGGAAAGAGATAGAAATCTCCAACTTCTGGCTTGGCAATATAACTATGACGTGCAAAGTGGTTAGGAATTGATCCTAAGAATTCAAGGCATCCTGCTGTGGGATGATGATCCTCTTTCTCATATTCTGCTTTAAATCCAGGTGGTACTTTTAAAAAAGCCACGCCCGATAAATTGGCGTCATGAATATGTACAGGATTAAAGTCTCCTGCATACTGGCTTACTACCCATACGCGAAAGCTGACTTTTGCGTCTGTTGTCCATTCTGGCAGTACCTTTGTCAAGTACTGGTCGGACATTGTTACTAGAAATTCGGGAAATCCTGTTATCTTACTGGGATCAATGGCAATTTCTTTTTTAACATTGCCTGCCAGATTATGGCTCCAATCATACTTTTCACTTAGTTTTTTATCATAGAGAATGCGATCTGCTTCAGCATTGAGCAAGTTTACGTATGCCTGCGGCATCTTAACTTTTAAGATACTGGGGCCAAAAGGTTGATAAATATCATAATTTATCTCTTGATTAACCATCAAATCTCTCCGGGTTTTTCTTTAAGTCTTCTTGTATTTGGGATACTTCCCCTTGGTGTGAATTCCACAAGTCTTTTCCTTCCTTGACAAGAGCACTCCACTCAAAGGCTCCAAACACTTTTATTGTTCCGTCCGTATAGTACACGCGGACATATTCTTCGTTATTTTCAGTAAATTTTGTTACTGCACTAACTATCTTTACCATCTTTGGACGGGCTCTGTGGTTTAAAATGCGTTTTACGAAGAGAATTAATAGTATCTCGCAATCCGTTTTTCTTGATTATGATGTTCTTTAATTCCTCAATGTGATCAGCGTGATCGTGGTCCTTGCTCGTGATGTAAGTTGGATTATTTACTAGTAGTATTTCCTTGGCGTCCAGTTCCGAGAGCTCCCCCGACATTTTATTAACAACTGCGACATAAAGAGCCTGCTTAATGCTACTTTGAATTTGGTCTGTCATGATTTTGATCCTTTCCATTTGTTTGTTGTTCATGTTCTTTATCAATAAGATAACGAACAAATGCACCCATGGACATGTATTTTTCTTCTGCCATAGGTTTGGCTCGTTTATAAGAATCAATCTTGATTGCGATTGACTTAAACTTAGAAATATCTGTCATTCTTCTGTCTCCTTTTCATCAGTGCCCATATATATGGGATTTAAGAGAAATGTCAAGGATTAAATAGTAAAGGATAATCTTCTAGTAGGGAATTTACAACATCTTTTACTTTTCCGGTATATTTTGGATCGGTGGCATAGGAATCTAAAGATTCTATCACCGTGAAAATATCAACTTCTCCTGTAATGACTTGTTTCATGCGAATATTGCGGTACTCCTGGAAATATTCACTATTATTGAGAAGTTCAATGTAATCTCCAACGCTCTCGCATTTATTGTTGTAGACTTTCAATAATGTTTTACTGCGAAGAGATTTAATATGTGGCTCTGTTCTATCTGTTTGAATAATACCATAGAAATTATTCGCTTCTCTAGCAAATCTAGATTCGCCCCAGTTTGATTCAATGATCGCCTGGGCCACGCTGAGAACAACAATAGCTCTCTCAAATGGATTAATATCGGTGTTATATTTTATTGTGCATTCGGTAATACCCTGCACGAATTGATCATGGTCATCTTTCGCGTAATCAAAATCAAATCCACTTAGAATGGGATTACATAGTATTAGCAGTGTAGCGCAAAGCTCTTTAAGCATCAGTTCCTGTTTTATTTAATTCTTTCTTTTTTTCCAATTGAGTTTTAAATGCTTCCATTTCCATGCAATATGTCTCTATGTAGACAGTGTTTCCTCTTTTAATCTCATAGTCTGCTATCAAATTTTCAGCAATAATACGTCTTTCTTCGCATTCTTCCTTTTCCAAAAAACCGCCATAGCCTTTGTACGTTATTGCAGGCATATTAGGATATGACATTAAAGCCATCAAAAACCATATTTTTATCATCGTAATTCTCTTTATTTTTGGGAAAATGCCTCAATAGTTTAGCATAATTTGTTAGAAAAGATATATAATTATTCAATTT